GTTAAACAGGTAACCCTCACGGACGTAAGCATCTGTACCCTCAGCCATATACACCGGGGATTCATTGACATACTTCAGCAGCGCAGCATAGAAGTCTGAACCCAGTGCCTTGCTGACCTGCTCCTGTTGGAGCTTCAGCAACCGATCCTTAAACAACCGCTCTGCCAACCGATCAATTAATCCCATGATGTACAATAAATTAAGGGTGACAATGATAAGCTCCTGCGAAGAAGTAAAAGTGGAAACGGAATGAAAAGACAATATATCATTCCTTAAATTTTCACAAAGATAATCCTATTTAACATAATAAAAGATTATGTTAAGTAGAAAGTTATCAACATTAGATTAATGTGAACTGTGATTTTTGTTTGCACATCAGCTCTGAGGCTGCCCAGACAAGCGCATCGATACGCCCGGGTGAGACATTGGATTCCCGGCTGTCCCAGGTAGTCATCTCATCCTCTAACCTCATCAGCGAGCCTACATGATGAACCATGCCACGTTCATAGAGGGCAACGATAGGCTCTGCACGGACAACCTTACCCCTGGAGGCATGGACAGAAGCGATAGGAACCTCCCGGTCAATATTGCGGATTATCGTTGTGACCATATCCCAGCCCTGGTTAACTTCAGCAACGATCTTATCTGCCTCCCATTTATAGTAAAGTCTTATTGCCTGTGTTCCCCACTGGTTAGGAGTCATCACCCCTGACATATCATCGAGTACGTAACCGTGACCATCAATACCTATGCCAACAACAACCAGACCTGCCTCATCACTGGTCTGTGTGGCTGTACCTGAAGGGTCAACGCCGACAACAATGCGCTTCATCTCAGGTGCTTCTGTGACACGGAACCTGTCGATCATCTCGTATGTCCACAGTGCGCCCTCTACGTCATCCTGAAACTCGCCAAACCTGAATCTCTTTTGCTGTCGGTGTGAGAGAGTCTTTAGTACAGTATCAATATAATCACCGGGAAGGTTCTCAAGGTTATCATCAGGATTCATCCTCATGTGAGAATAAAGCAGCGGGTTCAGATCCTCCTTAGTATCAGGGTTCTTATGCTCTATGAATAACTTGTATGTCCAGTGCTGTGTCGAAGGTGGGTTACAGTCGCAATAGACCCGGTTAACCAGCCCGGTGTTCTGTGCCAGTCTGGTCAGGACGGTTGTATAACTTGAGTAACTGACCTGTGAGGCTTCATTGACAAAGATCGTGGCATATTCATTACCGAGGACTTTCTCTGTGCGCTCCTTATCATCAAGACCACCGAGCCAGACCTGTGATCCGTTAGGGAACTCAATAAACCAGTCAGATTTATTCCACAGGGGTTTAACTCCGGGAAAGCATAGGGTTAAGCATTTGGGGATTGTATCATGCCAGAGTGATTGCTTCGCGTGGTTGAACGCAAACCGGACTATCAGATGACGTGACTGTGCCTCCTTTAAAGCGCGAAGTATGACCTGCCTGATAATCACGAAAGACTTGCCTGAACGACTCCCTCCATATAACAGGGTGTATTTTGGCTCTGATCCCATCAGCCTGACTGCCTCTGCCTGCTTCTCTGTCTTTTTGAAAGTCATGCCTTTGCATCTTCGCCGTCAAACTTTAGAATGATCCCTCCCGAATGCTCCATCTCAAACTTCTCAATATACCCACGCTTCTTGCCTTTGGTCTTCAGATAGAATATTGTTGCTGTCGTGTCCCTATCCTGTATCTGCTTATGAAGCATTGACTCTGCAAAGTCAATGGCAACATCACCGATATCTTCAACCTGCTTTTTATATTCCTCATCGTCCTTTATCCAGTCGTAATGGGTGCTTCTTTCTATACCAACCTCCTTGCAAGCGATTGTCACAATACCCAAAGACTTCACAAGAGCGGCAACCATTTCCCGCTTCTTTTTTATTGTATGTTGTTTAGTGTATGACATCTCCGTTCTTTTTAATAACTATTTCCGGATCAAGTTTTCTCATGCGGTCTATTATTACCTGACAGTATTTAGGGTCAATCTCCATGCCGTAATTCTTGCGATTAAGTTGATGGGATGCTACCATTGTAGTGCCTGAACCGATGAAAGGATCATAAACAGAATCTCTCTCATAAGTATTATTTCTTATTGGTCTCGCCATGCACTCAACTGGCTTTTGAGTTGAATGTCCTGTCTCTGATTTTAATGGTTTGTCAATCTCCCATAAAGAGTTTTCTTTTCTACTTCCCTGCCAGTTATGCTTCTTCCCTTTTCTTACTGCATAAATACAGGGTTCATGTTTAAAATGATAATCTCCTCTCCCAATAACAATATTATTCTTTGCCCATATAATCTGTGCAACCATCACAAAGCCGCAATCTTCCAAGTTTTGAATGACAATCTTAATCTTGGCATGGTAACCACCATGCCAGACATAGCATACATCCCCTGTAAAAAGAGAATATGCGTCCTTCCAATCGGAAGTATGATCATTATGCACTTGCCCCAATGCACTTGCCCCAATGCTCTTGCCATTTGCTCTGTCTGCTTTATTTCTCCAATCAGGATCATAATTAACTCCGTAAGGCGGATCGGTGACCATTAAATTAGGTTTTGCACCATCTAATAATTTTGCCACATCATCCGCATTCGTACTATCACCGCACAACAGCCGATGTTGTCCTATCTCAAAAAGGTCACCAAGCACAATATCGGTCTTTACCTCATCGGGTATCTCATAATCATCCTCAACTGCCTCAAGCTTATTCCCGAAGTCAGGTATCTCCAGCCCCCACTCAGCAAGTTTCTCCTGATCCCATTCATTTGCCAGCGTCTCCCAGTCCCATTCACCAAACGGCACATTGTCCTCGATGATAAATCGCTGTTTCTCCTCGTCTGTGAGGCTGTCTGCCCGCTTAACCCATAAGTCAGGTATATCTTTATACTTCAGCTCCTGGAGTACCTTAAAACGCATATTTCCGCCTAATATCATGCCGGTATTATCCACAACAATAGGACGTAACTCCATCATCTTCGGGAAATCGGTTATTGATCTGACCAATTTCTTAAACCTCTCATCCTTTATTGTTCGTGGATTATCGGGGTTAATATGGATGGAGGATAATTTCATTCAGTTCTTTTAGTTCTGTATTTTAAGAACCAATATATTAAAAAATTATTTCTTCGGTGGTTTCTTTCTTCCTCCACAACGACACTTTGATTCTTTGATTAATTTAAGCATATCGGCATGTTTAATAGATAAGCATGACAGAGATCCATTTCAATGTTCTGCCAAACCCTGAGTAAGGATTCAAGTATTTCTCTATCGGTTAACTGAATCATTTGTGTCTTTTGAACCATTCAACTTGTCGAAGTCTGCGTAAAGCCTTTTTCTTTGTTGTCGGCTTGCTGAGTCTTTTACCTTTTTTTGAAACGACCACGAACTTTCCTTTTCTCTTTCTTATCATCGTACTTCTCTCTGTGCTTCTTTACTTTGTTCTTTCCCTTGATGATTCTTTTCATTGAAATATGTATTAATATTCCGAATATAAATTGCAAAAAACCGGGGAGTGAAGTTCTGTTTTAAAATCCGGTACAATCGCTCCCGACCCCCCGGTAAAATCCAGATCAAAGACAAACAAAGATACGATAGATTTATCCAAATTGTTCACTTGAGTGTAAATTATTTTTCAACATCTTGCTATTTCACACTTTCGACATATCAGTTCTGAGCTTTCCTGACTGCATAAATCAATGATTGATTGCCGGTTAAGATCATCGTAACGTGAACTTAATATATTACCTATCTTATGTTCCAGCCCATAGTCCATACAGCACAAGTAAACATCACCATTAGGCATCACAACATTCCGTGAGAAAGTATTATCCCATCCGCATTCTATCTTACCGGTCTTTCTCTCTATATCCCAGAGACTGCTTGCACGTGAGAATCGAAACTCTTCGACAAGCGGGAATTGTGCTACCTTATCAACAGTAACTGATTTAAGTAGCTGTTTGAGTTTATCATCCTGTTCTTGTTTATTAAATCCCTCGTATTCATGAACAAGAATTGTATCAAAATAACATCCGTGTAATATCTTTGCATCGCTCTCGGTAAACCCTGTTAGTGTAGTAAGCAGAAATACCTTATAACCTCTTTGGATAGCATGACGCATCATCCACGAGGCAAACTGGTTAAGGAATGGCTCACAGAATCCTGCAAAATCTATCTGAACGTCTTTAGGAGTGTTATCTAATATCCCTGCAAACTGACCCATCGACATTGACCGACTCCCGTGATATGCCTTTATTAACTTATCCTGCGGGCAGTAAGTACATCGGTTCGTACATCCGACTTTTGTGGTTATCTCAAGTGTTCGGTTCATATTATCTTCTTTGCCTGTTTCATTTCATCTTCATA